GGAGATGCTTTTTTATTAAGCTGGTAACGAAGAATCTTTATTGAAAGGCAAACTAGAAAAGTTCATTATCAGTGGAGGCAACCCATTTTAAGTCCTTCGAGATAAGAACGACGATCAATTAAGTGAAGTGCTTACTTCAGATTTCATAATATCCAAAAACAAAAAACCCCTTACGATTAATGCACGTAAGGGGTTGTTTTATATGGTGGGCCCAGACAGACTTGAACTGTCGACCAACGGATTATGAGTCCTGAATTTTACCTATTTACTGGTATTTATTAGTGTTGATCAATGTTACATATATATTTTAATTTCAACAACTTAATCCAACACCCTATTTATTTCTGTTGACGTATGTTGATTTAATTTGCTTACATAGCGCTTACACCAGATCCCATGTAAGCACTTCTTAGAATGAAGCTCAAATTCACGACTGCGAAAGTCTTAAAACTTGAAAAGCTCGATGATGGTAAAAATCAGATCTTCTATTGGGATCTCGACACTCCTGGACTATCCGTTAGAGTTACCCAGAATGAAAACCGATCCTATATTTTCCAGAGTCGTGTTTCTGGTAAAAGTTTACGCATAACTATTGGTGATGTAAATGTCTGGTCGCTGGAGGATGCTCGAAAGGAATCACGTCGAATGCAGCAGCTTTGTGATCAGGGAATTGACCCGAGAAGAAATAAGGCTGAAGAGGATCAGAAAAATGATGAGCATCACCAGTCCAAGCAAAATGAAAAAATAACCTTTGGTGATGTTTTTGCGGAATATATAGAAGCCAATAAGAATCTTTGGTCAGATCGACACCTTAGAGATCATATTGAGTTGTCACATCGCGGTGGTGAAGAGAAGGTTCGTGGTAAAGGTTTGACTGTACCAGGTGCACTAGCCTCACTGCTGGATGTTCCGCTAGTAAAAATTACATCTGATATTTTAATCGAGTGGCAGAATAAAGAAGGTGCTACGCGCCCAGGTAGGGCTGCCCTAGGCTTTCGTATTGCCCGATCCTGCATTAACTGGTGCCAAGAGCATGAAACTTATATGCATCTGATAGATGCAAAAGTACATCAGGCCAAGCGCGTAGGTCGCGCTGTACCGATATTAAAGCCAGTCAAAAACTCTGTACAGCGCAATCAGTTGAAAGATTGGTTTAAAGCGGTCAGCGGTATTCAAAATATTATGCACAAGACTTTCCTGCAGATCAGTATTTTGTGTGGACCACGTTCTGAGTCTATGCGGTCCCTCACCTATTCGCAGCTCGACTTCAAATGGAAAACTATTTCTATCTGGGATAAGGTTGAACAGGAAGATCGAATCATTCCAATGACACCTTATGTTGAGAAGCTGCTTAAGCAATTACCGAGACATCCTGATTCTGATTTTGTTTTCTGGTCCGAGCAATCACAGTCAGGCCATATTACCGATATACGCAGAAGCTATTATGCTGCCCTGGAAGAAAAAGGACTACCAAAATTTACTGTGCATGATCTTCGCCGGTCATTTTCAAATTTGGCTGAATGGCTGGAGATTCCGACAGGTGTGGTAGCTCAGATTATGGGTCATAAGCCAAGTGCAACTGCAGAAAAACATTATAAGGATAGACCGGTGGATCTATTGAGATTACATCATACGAAAATTGAAGAATGGATTTTAAAAGAGGCCGGAATTGATATGGTAGATGGGTGGAAGGAATAATATGTCACTAGCAATACCTACAGACTCTTTAAACAAGTTTCTTGCAATAGGCAGTCTTGTTGTCCTTCTTGCTTTATTAAATTTATCTATTTCGAATTATGAGAAAGCTGAGCTCAGTCGTATAGAAACACTTAAATTGGTACTTGAATATAAGAACTCATGTACTGAGTTTTGTGATGAAACAAAGAAGCTCTACAATGATTTTAAAACAATGGAAACTAAATACAATGAATTAAAAAATTCGAAGTCTATTGATTCAGCAGCTTGGTTAAAAGTTAAAAAAGAAAATGAACGTATTTTGAAAAGAAAGGATGAATTAGCTCCATTAATTAAAAAGGCCAAAAGATTGGAGCTTGATACGAGTATCGCAATTCAAAAAATGAACTTGTATTATTGGATGAGAAATATTTGGTTCAGTATATCAATCATCTCATTAATAGTTTTTTCTTTTACTTCCTATATTGGTTTTAAAGGTTGGTATAAATCTGAAAAAAAAGCATAAAATACACTGTGGATAAAAATCCCTTTTTTTCAGAAGACTTAAGTTAAAATTTTTATATAAAAATTCCTACTAGCTTAAGGGCGATGATCTTGGTTATTATTTATGATTTACAAGCTTACTGTTTGGCAATATAAAATTAGTGTTTTTTGTACAATAACATTCTTGGTTCTATGTATTTTTTGGTTTGTTTTGGATTGTGGAAGACTAGAGCCATTGGTTGTTTTTTTTGGTGGTCTGGCTGCGTTGAGTAGTTTAGTCTGGCCGAAACCAAATTATGGAAATAAAAGGCTGCGAGGAAGGGATTCTTTTAATTACTCATCTAATCATGGTTTATTTACAATAGGGAATGGTGAATATACTTTTGTCACAATGTGGACAAAAGCTGGTGATACCAGCATTCATCTATATAGTGATCACTCTTCAATTGAATGCATTGCTTTGGCAGATAATGTTATGCATTTTGGCGAAGTTCGAAATGCAGAAGCTTTCGACTTTACATCTAGATCTAGATCTATAGCTGAAAATCAAATAGCTGTTCTTAAAAATAAAATTGGTCACTATGCCTTAGTACGGGTTGTCGATGTTAAAGATAACTCCCGAAAAGATGATAGGGATGAATTAACAATTGAGTGGGTTATCAATCCCAATCTGGAAAAAGACTTTTCCTGAATACTCAAAATTAAATCCCCCCAACACATATCCCCACATTCACGCTTTTAGAGGTATAAATGGCTTACGTTCTAGCGACTACAGAAGAAAAAGTACGTTGGTATAAATATAGATATGATCAAAATCTGAATGAAGGTGAATTTGAATTAATAGAAATATTGGATTTAAAATTAGTACCGCTATTGGGTGATAAAGCGGCAGCAAAGGATGCAGCCAAGGCGCTAGGATTGAAAACTTGGCGATACGTAAAAATATAAAAGCCTTTATTTAAAGAGCCTTCACACAAATCCCCACATTCACATTCGTCGTAATCGAATGAGCTGTGCAGCCAATAATTATTTATTAAAGTAAAAAACAAAGCCCTCGTTTGAGGGCATTTATCTATTTTACTAGAATATTGTCAGTCTAATAAATGGGGTTAATTATCTCGCGCTGCATATTTTAAATTACTCGCAACACGATTAATCCAGCCTTTGCCCCATGTTGGCCATGTGCTTAAAGATGTATAAAACATTAGCCGCTCGGCAGTCAGAGTTAGGATTACATCATTTAGGTCCTGAGCATTCACAGCTTCCATGGTTTTAGGCCCAATGATACCGTCAGCAGTTACACCAACTGCTTGTTGCAACTCCTGAATTGCACGCTTCTTACCAGCATTAATCGCAAAATCCCAGAGCTGGAATGTAATCGCAGAATGCAGACCATTGCCACCCAATTTATCCCACCAGTCTTTTTTGTAGATTTCTTTGGCTTGAGCAAGAGAGAGATTCTTAATATCCAGATTTGGATAGGTGTTTGCAGCAATGCCGTACTTGGTGCCTTTTAGTGTGCCTACTCCTACTTTACCGCCAGTCCAGTTGCCCGGATCACGTCGATCTATGGTGTATCCACCTTCGTGGCCAATCAAACGCCGGAATGCTTCATCAAAAGTGATTGAATCAACCGGCAGTTTTGCAAATCCTAGAATAGTTGGCTCAGGATGTAGCTCAGGCTGATATTTCTTTTTGCCAAAGTAAGCCAGTGCAGGCAGAACAACGGTTAAAAGTAGGTGATGATATCCCACTGGAATCAACTGCGTGTTAATTCCTTCCTGGATTAAAGTAGGAATTACACCCAATAAAAAAGCCCCAATCAGGGGCCATTTAACGCTGGTATATTTCAGCACGTTTTCTTGAATAAATTTCATCGTATCCTCTCTTAATGATTCATTTTTTCTGTTGGTCAATTTGATTTCTTAATGCTGCAAAGTCTGTATCCATTCGGATCTGCTTCGATTCAATGATGGCCAGTTTTTGATTTAATCCTGCATTCTCTTTAGCAAGCGCGTTATTGCTTTGAAATATCCAAGTTCCAAAAGCAAAAAGAAGCGCAATTGCGCTCCCACCAAGTGCTTTTGCAAAAGTGAGCCCACCTTTTGCCTGATTCATATCTGCTTGCAGCAAATCAATATCACGTCGGTTCGCTACTGCCTGTGACTGGTAATATTCATTTCTTTCCGACAATCGAATAACGTTATTATTCAGCTCGCCCATTTCCTGTCGAAGTTGATCCAGTTTTTTCTCGACCCGCATCCCGTATGTTTCACTGTCAGGCATACGCCTCCCCTTATTTTTGGCAATAAAAAAGCACCTAAAAAGGTGCAGTTATTTGGTTAAGTTTAGACTTCTATTTCTGAATACTGACCAGTTGGTGCAGGCCGTAAGATGACTTGATTTGAGACGAATACTCTAGCACCTAGATTGTAAGTTGTGCCGGATGTGCACAGTACTGGACCAGAACCACCGTCAATCTGCACCCGGTATTCTGGGTGCTTCACCGAGGTGATGGTACCAATGTATTCCGCATGCGTGGGATTTAAAAGCTTCCGCAATTCAAATAAAGGGTTATTCACGGCTGATACGCTCCACGGTAATTGTTTCATTGACCTTCTCATGCGAAAAACTGCCACTTACCCCATCAATCACACCCCACCACTGGCCGTTAAAGGCAATGGTTTTACCTGGCAGCATTTCCCCGATTTCTTGGCTCACTGGTATATCAGCAAAGGTGTGCAGCTCCTGAATGTTGGCTTTGATCAACTCAGATTTGCCGTAACTGGCACCAGACACCACATTAAACAATGGACCAGTGCCCGCTTCTAACGGTATATCACCCGAAGTACCACGCTGCTGTACTTTCAGACTTTCACCGCTACGGCTATTCACCACAGTAATGGCATTAAAGTCAGCAATGTATTCATCGTTCTGTTTGATGTTCTGCTGCATCACCAAACTTTCAGATAACAAGATATCGTAATTATCCATGGTCATCGCATCCCAGTAACCTTTCTGGTAGCGTGGCAAGATAGTCAGTGTATTGCCTGCTTTCTGGCTATAGATAAAGCCGCCACCTGCATCAACGACCTGTTTAATTGCATCGATTGGTGCCAGTTCTGCATAACTCAGGCTCTCAATCGGTACGATCCAGCCCAGTTCATCAATCAGCTTCCAGTCCAAAGTAGTATTGGATTGAGCTCGATCAATTTCAGCCTGAACCAGCTGTACAGAAGTACGTTCGTTATCTTGGATAAACGAACGTAAAGGCCCATATTTATCAGAATTTAATGCAGTCACACTTCGACCCAGATAGGTATATAAAACACTAGCAAAGCGCCGGGTTTCTTCTGGATCTTCCAATAAAATATGATGCTCAAACCCATTAATCATGACCTTTAGAATCACTGGCTGACCATTGACGGGCTGCAGCTTTTCTTTTTCCGTATGAGCCACGGTAATGGAGTAGGTCCAGCACCATTGAGACCGGCTGGTACTGTAGGTACCATCCATGACTTTAATCTTCTCGCCGGTATCCAATCGTTCGGCTGTTAATGTGTTCACGATATACCACCAGTTCCTTTTTGGCAGTGCTGGAATACAGTCATCTGCACCAAAATTTAAAACAACATTGTGTGAATCAACGTCATGGCAAAGACAGATAAAGTTGAGATCTGTACTACCTTCATATTTCGGTAATTCAGGCTTTGGCCAAGCTAAAACCGGATGCTTGCGATAATGAATCGCTTTGGCTTTATCCCAGGGCAAGTCCGACTTGGTGACAATCTCAAGACTTTTATCCCATTCAAATGAAAAGCGGTGCTCAAAGACTTGGGCTACGTCATGCGAATAGGTAAAGGTCTTGCGACGGCGAATCATTTCCTGCCAAACCGTTTCGCGGTTATGACGTAGCTTGATCGTTTCTTCATGCAGATAGCGCTGATGAATAAAGCGCTTATCACCCTCCTCCCAAATCACATAGGCATCAGAACTTAAGCCGGTTGCTTGCTCATGAAGGGATCTAACCGCCCGGGTTAATGATCCTGCCTGCTCATGCCAAATATCCACTTGATTAGAAATCACCAAGCCCTGCTCATAAAAAAGAGCCTCATTCGAGACCCTTAATATGGGTTTAGCCCACGGTATTTCTGTGGTGCTCAGGCATGCAATCGCTTTCTGATATCGCATGTCAAAACCGTAAGACACACCTACAAGATGATTGATATCGAATAGTGCTTTAACCTCGAATTGAAACTCAGTATCTAAAACCGTATCAATGGTGCAGAGGTTTTCATTAAATACCGCTTCTATTTCAAAACTAAAACTGGTGTCTAAAACCGTATCGATTTGGCCAATGACATCAGTGTTTTCACTAAATTCAGCGACGACATTAAAACCGAACTCGGTGTCGAGCACCGTGTCTATGACAGCAGTATTTGCACCGCTATCTGCATAGACTGCTGTGACTTCAAATGTAAACTCAGTATGAAGTACCGTATCAATTACAGCTGTAACATCATTACCAAAATTAAGATTGGTTGAGCTATCGGCCAGATGCTCAAAATTAAGAATAATGTTATGGCTATCGGTATTATTAGGCTTGAAGTTTAAGTTTAGGTTATGCGCATCAACGGTGCCGAGCTTATTTTTAAAATCCACATGAGCACCCTTTTAAATTAAGGTTTGAGTTTTATTGATGTGACTGACAGCGTACCGCCAAGGGCTAGATTGGTATTGGCCAACGCAATATCTGTACCTACGACTAGATCAGCAGCAACTTCACCAGCACCGTTATAAATACGCGCCCATGTTGCGGTACCTGCTTTGATCACCGTTGCGGTATCTGTTGGATGCAGCTCTGCATAAGTTGATGTGACTTCCTTAATACACGGTTCGGGAAATACTAAAGTGACTAATGCATTGTCTGAATCTGCTGCAATCGCAGGACTGGCAGGCTGCACACCTTCATAAAAAATAACGGTAGCACTTTGGCTACCGTTATCCATAAATTCTGCAAAGGCTTGAATCATGGCAAGCCGAGCATTGACAGATGTTTTACTCATTTGGGCACCACGTTATCTTGAATGACTGCATTGAATTGCTGCTTTTTATCAAAAGCAACAATGAATGTTTTTAGGTCTGTATTTAAGCCTAAAAACTGATAATTGCCGTTTTGGTCAGGCTTACGCACTGCGATTGGCTGTAGATTGGCTTTGTTATATAAAACCACAATTGCACCATTATAGGTATCGCCAAGTTTTTTCGTTGATCCGGATATTTTTGCGACCACCGGACCTATGCTAATGCTTTGCAGCAATAGTGCAGTTTGCGCAGCCTTTCTTGTACATGGTTTCACTCAAGTTCTCCTAGGTAAAATGTTAAACCACCCGTTTTGACGGAGTTGTTTGCAATTACAGCAAGACTATCACTGACATATATTGATGATCCGGAAATGACAGGGGTGGTTTTTACCAGAGCAGATAGGTCAATTCCTGAGTACATAACATGCTTCAATGTTCCGCGTAGTTTTTTTTGAGTGTCGCTAAAGGGTACTTCAAGAGCTGACATTTCCGTGCCGCTATACAGAGCAGTACTCCCAGTCCCTGAGTCTGGTAAAATGGGGGTAGTATGAATATGGGCGCCTACGGGTGACACTTCGTTAAAAGTTGGCACATGAAAGGTGTGACTTGTGTATGCCGATGCCGTTAGATCTGTTAAAGGGGTCGCCCCAAAAGCCCTATTTTCTTGGTATGAAATAGCAGCGCTATCTGATTTTAAGGTCGACATGAGAAACCAATTGGGCACTATATTGTTGGGCAAGGCGGAGCTGAAGAGACCGCAACCTTTGAGAGTTTTATAATTTGCCCCTGTGCCTGGTGAGGCTAAAAAATACAAGGCATCTTTGTCTCCACATATCGTAAAGCTCCTAGAACCTGCTGAGGGTGCAGCTGTGTCAGCAGATGTGTCAAAAATATTCCCCCCCGCTCGAGTCCAATACCATCGGCTCCACCCCCTGACCACACTGGAGCCTGTGCCAATTATTTTCCAGTTCTTTGTTGGACTTGCTGGATCAAATGGCAATTGTAGTACATCAGGATTTTCATAATCATCAATATGATCCATGTGCTCAAGTAAGCCAACCATTGCGTACTTTGCATATGTCGAACCGTAGTTATTTACACCATCTGAAATCGTTTCATCAACACGAATAAATGGATGTTGTGCTGTTGGGTTTTTAGCGCGGTATACCCGTTTTACATCACCGGTATCACGAAAAATAATGTCATAACCAAGTGATGCAAGCTTTCCAGTACCTACTGTGGCAACTGAGCGCTCAGCAATACCTAACACAGGCTTTAAAATGAGCTGTGTAGTACTTGGCACGCCTTTGATGCGGTATTTCTGATTCAATGAAGCCGGCATAAAACCTGTCAGTTCAACCACCTGGAACAGCATTGCATTATGCGCAGAATACAAGGTGATATGTACATCACCTTGTTCATCAATTGATGTTGCTGTGATTTGAGTGAAATCAATACCAGTTACCAGTGCCTTATCTAGCAATCGAATCAGATCACCCCAGTTATTTCCTATAGTTAAGCCATTTAAGTGGCTAAAGTATTGAACATCTACATCTGTCGCCATTATCGAATATCCATAAAAAAGACCGCATAAGCGGCCATATTTGATTTAAATTTTAAACAACACGGTCAATATCACCGCGTAGCATGATCTGGAACTGGTCTGACAATACTGCTGGCTCTGACTGTTTCACTGTACGAATTACCCAGACCGGAAAGTTTGCAGCAATGGTGTTGAAGCGCAAGACATTACCATTTGCCCAACCTGCTCCCCAACCTTCCTTTTTGATGATGAAATATGGAACACCAGTGACCGGGTTAATTGGCGCATAGTCCGCATTGGTTGTGCCAGTGCCAATCTGGCCAGAATATTCACCGATACAGCGAAACGATTGCGCATCGGTAAAGATTAATGCCCAGCTCTCCTGAATCGCACCTTTATTCATTACTTGGAGTGGATACAGTGAGTCGTTGTAATTCGCTAAAATTCCTGAACTTGGTTCATCTGCCCAGACATTACTCCACGCCCCTTGTACAAACTTGCGTGTGTAACGTGCCTGCATATCACCAATCACTAAAGCGGATCCAACAATCGTATCCACTGCATCGTAGTTATGGGTTAACGGTTTGGTGAAAGTCAGCTGACCATTAATCTGAACATCACGAATCAGCCCCATGTCCTGATAACGGTATTTCACTGTCAGTGGCATGACCAGATTACCCAGTACGAAGTCACCGCCCAATGTCACACGGCCATAATCATAATCAACTGTGTACAAATCGAAAGCTACTTTCGTTCCGTTAGCATCCTCAAGTTCAGCCCATGAAATACGCTGATCATTCAGATCGTATGTAGTCCCTGCAATCGCGCTTGGTAATTCCTGAGACTTGCTTGAGCTGACAATCCCGATGCCACCTACACGGAAAATTGGCACTCGACCATCAATTGGCAAGCGAGTAGCAGACAAACCTAAGATTTCAGAGTCCAATGGAATGTAGGTGTAGGCCACCGCGTTATAACGCACTGATGAAGCATCAACCCAGACTGGAACATTAATATAAGTGTCTAGGCCTTCCTGATATTCAAGGAGTGGGTCATACCAGTCATTCGCCTCAATGGCTGCTCGGTTGGCTTCTGTGATTTTGGTTTTGGTATAGAAGTAAATCGTGACAAAGCCATTATCCCAATTGACCTGACCATGCGCCCGGCTGGTTTCAATCACCCCATTTTCATCAGCAGTTAAAGTTAGCTGCCCAAATTCAATTGATGCTAAAACCACAGTTAATGATTGCGGTCGGATCGGCATGATTGGTGTTCTAAAACTGATCTTGTTAACCGGCAACATATCAGTTGTTGTGGTTAAAGATTCCAGAGTAGTGGTGTTATCTGCATTCGGTGTCCAGGAATCAATTTCAACGATCCCAGTACCGTATTGAATGACACCCGACTGAATCCCGCTATTATTGGCTGGATTTACATTGCGATACAGCAAGCCGGTGCGATCCAGAAAGGTATCAGCACCGACCTTAAAGCGTGCTGAACCTGTCAAAATCTGCTCATCAAAACCAGAAGATAAATCCAGCTTTAACTTATTTGCAGTCACCGTATGCGTTGCAGAGTTAGAACCTGATGTGTCACGATATTTAATATGTACATCAACAGCATTAAAGGCCTTCAGCTCAACCTGCTGACCCTGAATGTCTGATGTTTGTGGAGAATAAAAAGACATATTTCCTCGCTAGGCAGCCGCATAGGTAGCCATAGGTGTAAAGGTTTGCACAAATCTGCTCGCTGTACTTTTTGGTGTGACTTCAACTGCGCCAGTGGCATAGATAATGGTGCCTTGCACTTGACCGCGGCTATTCACCAGATTACCCATAGTTGCATTCACCGGCACATCTGTCAGAGTTACAGACCCTGTAATCCCCTCACTGCTTTGAAGTGGAATTTTTAACTCAACACTATTTGGCTGAATTGCTGGTCCGGTACCAATGGTAAAGGTCAGCTTTTGATTTGCAGGCGTAACATCCATTTTGGTCTGTTCAAGTGATGATCCATAGTTATAGATCACCGAAAAGACCGTGCCTTTCTGCGGCAGCTTGACGGGAATGATTTTGCCAATCCCGGTGGCATAGTTAATTTCACCCGTAGCATCCCCAGTAAACTTACCTTGAGCATTAGAGGTTGCCGTTTTCTCTTCACCTTCAAGCATCCAGCTGATGGTGATGCCCGGCAAAACACCCGGTCGGCCTAAATCAAAATCAAATGCAGCTTTTTCCACACTCAAATTTGAGCGTACGAAGGTGACAATTGGTGTGCCCCAGTTCAGCAGAATCGGCGTATCTACATCCGGCAAAGCACCTGTGGTGAGCAGCCATGAACCCGTTTCATAATTGATCATGCCTGAACCAAAAGATGGACTGGCAGCCTTTAACTGGCCTGAACCATCGTCTTTAAGTTCATAGAACTTGCCCTGCGACATATAAGAAATCGACAAAGCTCCCGGTGCTGGAATCGGGATTAAAACTCCAGTCCAGTTGATACTTTGGTTGTTTTGAGTCACCGGAATGGCATGACTCTGGTAATACTGATTCGGTGCAGCTGCTGGTTTAAAAGTAATATTCAAACTTACGGTTCCAGCCGGTGCTGCCGCAGTCCACTGAATCAAACCACGCTGATAGTCAATCGTGCCGACCTGAGTGCCCTGAGTATTTTTAAGCAAGCCACCCTGATCGGTAATCTGCTGTCCTTGTAAAGTAAAAGACACACTGGAAGGAATCACTGCTGAGCCAATGTACAGGTTCTGATTCACTCCAATCACCATATTCGGGTAATTGACCGTGATCGTACCTTCATTACCCTCCACCAGGACTACACTTTCACCAGCAGCATTCACATCAACAATTGGGGTTTCGGTCTGGGCAGATGGAATCAGCTGTGCAAAGATACTTTTAGCATTGACTGTGAACTCACCCACGTTTGCATCAGATGCCAGTGCTGTCGATGAATAGTAAAGGCCGGTATCAGCAACAATGGTATCGCGGATGATGGTTTTTGATGGATTGCCTGCATACCACTGTCGTGCAGACAAGCCTACAAAATCAATTTCTAAAGCATCATTGAGTGAGTAAGTGGCAACCTTGTATTCCACGTTTTTACCATCCACTACCATAATGGCAGTGCGAGTCTCAACTTTTGTGATTCGTACGTACTGCTCACGCTCTAATACCTTGCCTTCATCACTGATCAGGACAACCGTATCCCCAACGGATGATTCAACCTCTTGCGGGAACATAGCCACCTGAAGTGATGACATACCTTTCCAGTGCGTATCCAGTGGCGTACCAGCAATCTGCCCGCCTTTGGCCAGATAGTTTTCTACCCGGTTCTGAGCCGACTGGCGCTCATCCGTCCAGTTCTTGGTGCTAAACAATAATGCTGAGACATTTGGATCTTCTGGTAGCTCAGATACAAATACCGTTGCTCCCATCAATAAATCAGTATCTTCAGTCGTGACTGCTGGAAAGACCTTGCGCATGGACACATCACCCATAGTCCGATCCATCTCCGACACATCATTGAATAGGTTATTACTGATACCATCTTGCACCACAACACCGGAGTATTTACCACCGCCATCAGCGTTATCAGTCAAGCGTTCAGACTTGTAGATCACTAAATCTTTGGTTTCAATCGCCATCGTTCAACTCCGTAAAGCGTAAGGTCACATTAAAATAATCATCCAGTGATACAGCTGGAATTCCTTTCACCGGTGCAGCCTCTAAAGCCCCATCCTGGTGGTTAAATTTGACGGTGAATTGCCGGTTGTCATGCGGCTGCTCAAACTGCAGTCTGAAATTCTCACCCTGCAGCTTGGACCATTCCAAAACAGTCCGTAGTTCACGTAACTTGATCCAGCCCATTTGCGGATCTGCGGGTTGCAAGGTAATTGGCCGGCCCGACTTCTTTTTGCCTTCCTGAATATGCAAAGTGCCATCCACGGCATAGGCCTGATTCTGCTCAATGGCCTTCCATGAGAATTCATCAGGCCATAAAAAACCGTCCTCTAATGGGACGGTTTCGGATGTTGCTAAGCGAATGAGTTTCATGTTGATTTCGCTATACCTTTTAATTGGTTTACAAGGCTGGTCATCACATCCTTTTGGCTTGCATCGCCTGTAAGGGATAGGGTTTGACCTCCGAATTGAATGTTGTAATTCACACTATCACCACCCTTACCATAGTCTTTAGTTGATGGTACGGAAGGAATAGACGGCGCATAGTCATTTAGGTTACTAGATCCAGTTGAAGCCACATTGATACTGCGCATCAACTCATTAATCTTATTGGTACCATGTTGCGTAGTAATGCCTTTTGCAGCTGCCTGATCAAACATCTGATTAATGACAGTATCCAAACCACCAAATGAGCTATTACCATAACTGGCCATCTTGGCATCCCGATCCGCTTCCATGGCTTGTGACCAGATATTACCAGCCAGTTTTTTGGCTTGTGCATCGTCATAGCCTTGAGATTTCAGCATAGAGATAACATCATTCTTGTTATAAGAATCATAATTATCCAGACTACCAAGCGATTTACTTTGCTGCTTCATAGCCTTATCAAATTCGCCTTTGGCCTTATTGACTGCATCAGCCCAGGCTTCAGAGGTTGTTTTAGCTTCCTCTCGTCCCACTTGGCCAGCATGGCGGTAACCATCTGCAATACCGCGTGCAGAATCTCTGACGCGGTGATTAGATTTTTCCCACTCATCCATGGATTTGACGGCAGCAACGCCTGTGTCATCAATTTGAATTTCAAGATTACGCCCAGCATTTGCAGCATTGGT